CACGCGCTGAAAGTTAGGCAGTTTCAGGGCGACTATGCTGCGGTTGATATTCTCGTAGACTTACGCAAGGCCGTATCAATGGCGGGACTAACCGGACGGCAATCTGAGGCTCTCCGCCTGGTTTACGAGGAGGATTTGACGCAGGAAGAGGCGGGGCGACGGATGGGAGTTTCGCAGCAGGCTGTTGACCAGCACGTTAGCGGTGCGATCGAGGCAATATCGGAAATTTACTACTATTGGGCGAGACACGGAGAGGGGTACGCGATAAATGGCGGATTATAAGACGCAGTTACACGAACTAATAACGAAATTACAGCAAGCGACAAAGCGCGGAGAAATGCCGCGAGAAGTCCGTTTAGTGCGTATTGAACAATTAACGGAGGACTACTTCGCTCTCACTGGCGAGATGCCCGATGAGGTAGCGCTTGAGCGCATGAGTGACTTATGTCTGTATGAGGAGCTGACGGACTCGAACCCGGACAAAATGACGACGGAAGAATATCCGATTATGAGTGAAACGCAGAAAGCGCGCCGACAGGAAGGCCGCCACGTTAAGAAGGAAGCGCAACGGAAGGAAGTTTCGTTTGAGGCAGCTGGAACAATCGGTACGGATAGGGTTGATTACCGTAGGCCGACACGAAAGGTTAACGAGGAATTGAGAGATAAAAAGGCAAAATCACGCAATGCGGAGAGACGGCGCAAGTATCACGAGTTTACGAAGGTACAGCCGATTAAAGTGTATAAAATCGGAGACTAGACGTGAACTTTTGACGTGTTTTGTATCTATGTATATGAAGGGATAATTTTGGCGGGCGCTTCGGCGCCTTGCTGACGAAAATAGACGCAAAAGGGGCGAAAATTAAGTGAATGGTTATTTAATTTCAGAAATAGACAAAGACGAAGCTGTTTCTTTCATTCATAAGTACCATTATTCAAAAATTCTTCCTCGTTTAACAAAACACTACTTAGGTGTTTATGCTGAAAGAGGTTTAGTCGGTGTTATTACGTTAGGGTGGGGGACGCAACCTTTACAAACTATTAAAAAGATATTCTATAAGCATGAAGTTGAAACATCCGATTATTTAGAAATCGGCAAAATGTGCTTTTCGCCTATTGCAAACAACAATGGGTTTTCTGGGAGTAGTATTCTTTCTAAATTGATTAAATGGGTAAAGAAAAACACAAATTGTAAATTTCTATATACCTTGGCTGACGGGATTATGGGGAAGTGCGGATTTGTTTACCAAGCCTCTAATTTTAAATATATTGGTAGATTTAAAACCAGTGTTTACATGGACGTTAAAACAAAGGAAAAAATACATCCTAGAAGCGCAAAAACGCTGTTAACCGAGAATGCGCACTGGGAAGGCAAGGATAAAGTGTTTTGGTTAACGCATGATTTCTGTGAATATAAAGGAATTGATAAAATCAATGGACTAATGTTTAGGTATGTCTACCCACTAACAAAACAGGCTAGTAAAATACTAGACCAGTACGAGGAGTATAAAAATCTACCAAACCCAAAAGAGTTCGACTTAATCTTCGAAAGACGCGTTACAACTGGTAAATTCGAAAAAATACCTAAACCTAACTTCAATATGAACGTATTTAAGCACAATTACCAAAAATATTAAGAGGTGGGAATAAAGTGAAAAGATTTAAAGTTGTGTATGAGCGGGAAGTAATTATTGTTTGTGACGCAATAGTTGAGGCTGTTGATGAGGACGAAGTAATTCAAAAACTAAATGAAGGCGACTTTACAACAGAAAACGAAGATTATCACGGTATCGAAATGCGCTTAGTTGATATAACGCAGGTATCGTAAGTAAATACGCTCGCCTCGGCGGGCTTTTTAATTTAAGGAGGAATTAACGATGAGTAACGAAAAGAAACTGCATTTACGCGAACATGTATACGAAAATAGTGACGGCGATGTTGTCCGCCAGTTCATCGACGACGACGGCCTAATTGTCGAAGAGTACAAACTAGAGGAACGCTGGGTTAAAAAGGACGAGTTTGTGTACGTTGGGCAGCGCGATTATGTAGCGGATGAGTACGGCGAAGAAAAAGGACTCGGCCGCAGTCCGGAACACATCAAGTTATATCGCACGAACATTCAACATGTACTAGCGAAGGAAAAGTTATCGAAGGACGCACGCTGCGCCTTTTTGTCATGCGTAGCTTTCCTCGATTGGAATAGTAACTTCGTGGTTGACCCGAAATCACGCGAGCCGTTAAGCGGAAGGGAGCTCGCAGATTTAACGGACTTCAATAAGGATTTAATGGCGAAGGGACTCCGTGAATTGCGTCAGAAGGGCATTGTTGCCGTTATGATGTCGGGCTCGAAAGGAAACGCTCAGCACTACGTAGTCAATCCGTCAATCGCATGGAAAGGTAAGCGAGTGGCGAAGGATATGTCGCAGGTTAAACATTTCCGTAAGAATGGCCTGGAGCTTCCGGTTGATATTAAGTATTCGGAAGGAAAGAAGGATAATTAATCGTAGGTAATATCGAACAGGTCTTCGACTTTAACGTCGAGGGCCTTGGCTATTGCGAATACATGGGCGTCTGCATGGCGGTCATTACGGTCGAAGCGAGAGATAGAGCCTTGGGGCACGCCAGACATTTCGGATAGTTGCATTTGCGTGAGACCTCGTTCTTTTAATAGCGCCGTTAGTTTCGGTTTTACGTTCATTTAAAGCACCTCCGAAAATAATTATACGTTATCGAATATTTTTTGTAAACAGGTGTTGACATACGTTATGCGATATCGTATAATAAAGTCATAAGGAACACAAAATAAAAATAACCGAGAAGAGGTCGATGCAAAATGGCGATTAAAATTAAATGGTATAACGATATTAACGAAAAGGCTTTGTATGCGGAATTCAAAACGGAGAAAGAAATGCTTTCGTTCTTACACGATAAAGAGATTTATGACTACGAGCAAGTGGTCGAGATGAATGACGATTTTACATGTGAGTGCGGAAACACTGCGAGAGAAGACGGATTCTTTCCTTGTGACATTAACGGAAGATTCGTCGAGCCTACTCTGGAATGGGAAGGCAGCTACATATGCGCTAGGTGCAATAACGCTTATGCAACGAAATAGGAGGAGGAGATTAGTGATGGCTAACGAAGCATGGAAAGTCGGCGAAACAGTTCATAACGGAGAAAAAGTTGAAGTGTGGGAAAACGAAGACGGTTACTTTATTGAAATTAGTCAAACGACTAAATATATAGATATCGGCGATTATGATGTATTGTGGTACTAAGAAGGCGTCCAGTAATGGGCGTCTTTTTTTTGCGTTTATAAATCCGTGTATACAATGCTATACAGGGTGTATAAGATGCTATACACCTAAAAATTGGCTTCGCGCTTACAGCCGCAAGGGATTGAGGCACTTTGGCGTTAAGATTATTTCTTACTTTGTAAGAGACAAAAACCTTGCGCCTTCATTCGCTAACGCTCATTCGTCGCTGTCATCGTTAATTAAAAGACCGTCGAAAAAGGGAAAGGTAGTGGGAAGGCTCGGCCTGACCACAAGGTTTTATGAAGTCGTAAGACTTCCCGGCTATGAATGCGGAATGATACCGCTATTAACCTTGTATTATATAGCGTCAGTTATCCGTATATATGTAGAGGTAATATTACGTAATACATATAACACAACGAATAGAACATCGCAAGCATCACCGCTCAAGCTAACGCTAGTTTTTGCGGGCTAACTGCGGACCAAGCGATGTCATACATACGGAAGGGAGGACGGTAACATGAGCGAAGAATCTTTACGGGATATAGCGTTAGAGTTACTGGAGTCAGTCGAAAGCTTAGCGGTGGATTTAATCTACGAATATAGCGTTAATCCTGACGAGTCTATGCGTAAGTTGAGCGGAGATATTGCCGAGTATAAAAGGCGGATCGATAGCGCTAAGTAGACCGCTAGCATTACGCACATCTATCCGCCGATCTATTATATAGAAGAAACTCGTCTCATTCCGATACTATTGCGGTAACATGGCGTAAGTAGAGGCGGAGATATTCCGATAAGGGCAACGATAAACACTCCGTTATATTGCAAGGCATGGCATACGCTATGGCTACGGTAAGCACCGCGACTCAGCTACCGCTAAGCGCTCCGACATTAGCAAGAAGCCGCCGGCGGGGATGACCGCTCAGAACTC